GGGACCCGATGGCCGCGGACGCCACTCTGCCAATCCAATCAGTAATGGCGGTCGTCTTTGCGCCTGCCGTGGCTCCCGTGTACACGGTCATCTTTGCGTCACCGGTAAGGCCGGACCCGAAAAGAAGAACGAAGGTCGCGCTATGCCCACCACCCATGTTAACACTTTTGGCATCAACCCCGGCATTGATGTCGGCAGACACGAGCAAGGGTGCTATTTTGACGTTTTCAGAGTAGCTCATTTTCGTCCCTCCTATCAGGTTCTCGTGGACTCTAAGGCCACAAAGTGAGATTGAGTCGCGCTCCCCTTGTAGGGAGTAAGTACCGATGCCCTCACAGGTTGTCCGTCAACGCGCATGACAAACCGAAAGACCGATTCGTCATAGATAAACCGGACATGGATTGACATGTCGCCCTTGATGTCGCCCTTGCGTGCCAATACGTACCCGTTAGTGAAGTCACCAAGGATAATGTCACCCACCGTGCCCAAGGCCGCGCACTGTTCGACCGGGATTACCGGACGACCAAAAAGCGTCCCGTACTGGGCACCGGATAATCCACCCGGGGGAAGGTAAACGGGATAAACACCACCAGCCGCCCCCTCGTATTTCATTTGAATCAACTGGGGTTCGACCTCCTGATTAATCAACCAGACGGCATTCGGACGGCTCGCAGCGAAAAGACGCGACCACATGCTAATGACATTTTCAGCGATAACCGTCCCGGCACCCTGACCGCTAACTGCACTTTGAGTAACAAGCGCACCGGATTGTAAAACACCGAGCGGCTGGGTAGTCCCGCCACCGTTCAGAATGGCGTCATCGAGAAGAAAGCGAAGTTCGGAAACACAAGCCTCACCGACAATGCTCTCCAGTTGAGACGCATCGGCCAGCACCTCGTCAGTCGCATAGACAAGTGCCGCCAGCTTACGCAGCTTAAGCTCGATCTGCCTGAATTTAGGTTTGGACGCCGTTTTTTCGTCGGCCTCTGCCATCCAGTACCCCCGGACCCCACCATAACGGGACCCGGTAGCCCGTGAAGTTTCGTCAATACCGTTGATGGTAGTGGCATTCGCACCGGACGAAATGGTAATGGACCCGCAACGGGAAGCAATAATCCCCGTTTCAAAAACCTGATTGATAATCCCGGCGGCAAAATCGGTCTGCACAAGAAAGCCACCTTCAGACCCACCCGGGGACCCGCCGTCTTCATTAAGCCCTGAAGCCGCATTGTAAAGTCGAGGGTCAACCCCTCCACCCGGCCTCGACGCCCGCATAACAGCTACCAACTGTTCACCCAAGGATGCAAACCGATCGCGCGACCTTGCGGGTTCGCCGCCGGTAACAACGGGACCCGCAGAAGCGACGCTAACAGGTGCAGGTGCGCTTTCGAGATACTGCCGCACCCTTTCCTGTCTTTCAAGGGTTGATATCGTTTTCGATATTTCTTCAACCGCGTCTAACAACTCGTTTTTGAGAGAAATTTCGGCCTCGGTCGGCTCCCTGTTTTCAAGGGTCAATTTAGCGTCCATCGCCTCAATTTTCTTCATCAACGCCTTCACGTCTTCCCTGTACTGTGAAAGAGTTTTCATTTTATTACCTCCGTAATAGTTCTTGAATTTTGTCTTCATTTGGAATGATTGCGCTTGCTCGTTTGAGCAATTCGGCCACCTTATCGGTCCCAACAGCGACATCCCGTCGCTCCGGCTCGTCAACATCCCGTTGACCAGCCGCGACTTGCCCGGCCTTCACTCCGTCAACATCCCGTTTGACGGACGAATAACCCTTTGCAAGAACTTCTTTCGCCTCCCTTTGAGATAGCCCCGCGTTTCTCAAGGCCCTCTCAAGGTCGCGCTCCGTAGGATTGGCCTTTTTATTCAGACCATCCGGCGTCCTGTGAAATACCGAAAGGTCATAAATGCCAGTGTCTACCATGTCCTTCTCTTCTTTCTTCAGCACCTCAAGGGTGTCGAAAAACCCGGCAGTGAAAGCCTCATTACCGTCAAGCCAAGTTTCGTCCGCCATCATTTTCTCGATGGTTTCTTTTGGCATACCAGTTTTTCTCTCATATGTCAACGATATAGTAGACCCGATCTTCCTTAAAAGGTCGGCTTCAGCTTGCATTGCGTCAGCGTTCCCTATGGCAACCCCCCACGGGTCATGTATCATGAAATAGGACGTTTCAGACCCGTGTACCTCGTCCGCCGCCATCGCTATCACGGACGCGATAGACGCCGCAAGACCGTCAACGTGGGCAATTATCTTCCCGTCGTACTGTTCCAGCGCATTAAACATTGATATCCCGTCAAAGACAGACCCGCCCGGGGAATTTATTCGTAAGTGAATTGTCTTGCCTCCCGCCCCGGCGACGTCCCGCGCGAAGTCTTCTTTGTTTATGCCTCCGAAACCTATCTCGTCGTACATGTAGATTGTGACTTCATCAGGCCCGGTTGCCTCGTTTCTGTAGGTCCCCGTACCCGGGCGCGTCTTGAAAAAACACTTATTCAGCATCTTCCGGTCAAGCCTTTCCTTTGCCAAATCCTCAAGTGCAGCCTCAAAGGTGCCTCCGTGATCTTCGCAATGGCTTCTTGCTTCGCTTGCATCCCACAGGTCTTTATCATAGCGATAAGCCTGTTCGGTGGTGCTACTTTCACCCTTCAGCTTGCCGACGATGACAGAATACTCTTTGCCATTGTGTTTCCTCTTTATCCTCCGAAAGCTATCATCCTGAAAATCTCCCGGGTCTTTAAGCCTGCACGCATGCTCTGTACTGTAAGGCATTTTTTATCCTCCCTCTGTTATAAGTTTCAGTAATCTTTCAGCTTTTCTCTTTCTTTCCTCAAGCTGTTTTATGTCTATCGTTTGACCCGCCTCCAACGCAATCATGTTAAGCGGGATGTAATGCGTGTCACCACCGGGAATTGGGTCAAAGTCTTCTTTTTCCCTGATTTCATTGATAGAGATCGCGCCCATATTCCAAAGTGTACGGTAGAAATTAGCCCGGGAAGTAGCGTCACCACGGAGCAACCCCTCTATTGTGTGCTTCGTATACAGCCCACTTGCCTTCTCTTCAGGCGTCAACAGTTGCGTGTTGAATGTCTGTTCGATGGCCACTATTCGGGGGAGTAAAGACTCAATAACAAATGAGATTTGCTCACTTTCGATGTTAGAAAAGCTCGACTTTGACAGTTCTTTCAGCTTGTGGGGTGGCAAGTTGAACCACCGTGCCACCTCGTCAATCTGAAATGTCCGGCTCTCAAGAAACTGGGCGTCTTCCGGTTGAATCGTGATTCTCTCCGGCTTCATCCCGTCTTCTAATAACATCAGCCGGTGGGCATTGCCAAGCCCTGAATAGGTGTCCGTCAGGCTCTTTTTCAGGTTTGAGAAGGTTTCAGGGTTTATTTTCCCCGGGTGAGTAACGATTATCCCGGGATGGGTGCCCTCACGGAAAAACTTGCTCCCAAAGGTTTCAAGGTCTTTCGTCAGCCCCAAAGACCTCCGCGCTTGCGCGATAACCGAAATGCCCAAGAAGCCGTTTTGTGACAGGTTTTTAACATGCAGCATCGCTTGGTAGGGTACCGTCACGGTGCTATTGTCAACGCGGACGTCATAAGACAGGACCCCGTTTTCGAAGCGCACCGTCACCCGGTCGGGTGTTATCGGCCAAAGCTCAACCACCCGCCCCAGCCGGTCGCGCACTATCTCAGCATAGCCATTACCCCACAATAACATCCCGATTATCAGGGATTGCCTCCCGGTAACGGCCGTCATGTAGGGATTCCAAGCTGAATGAAGTACCCCGTACAAGGGATTGTTCGTCATGTCAACGGTCTTGCCGTCAAACGACCGCCTCAACAAGCGCAAAGGCATAGTGGAAATGCTCCCCGCTATCAATTCAACGGCATTTCGCACCGCCGAAAGGGTCATCGCATTCGCTTCTGTTACCTCTCCACGTTTATCCAAGGCATAGGCCCAAATGGGGACGTAAGAAGAATCTATCCTTTTGGGCGTAGTCGTACCAAGGCCAAACACTTGTTTTACCTTTTCCCACGTGGTCATAATGCCAACCTCGCTTTCATCTCGTCAATGGAAAGGTTATTGTAAGCCGACACAGCCGGTTTTTCCGCCTTCAGTTCCCTGTTTTTCAAACCAAAGGCCATCACAAGGGCGATCGCCCCGTCAATCCGAAAACGGGTTTTGCTCTTGTCCAGTTTGCGATTACCAGCGGGGTCAGCTATCGCTATGGCATTGGCAAAGTTCCAAGTAAGGCAAGGGTTCCCGTCGTGGCAAAAGGTGCTATTCAAAACAGCATTTTCAAGGATGTCGATGGCCGGTGCCATGTCTTTAAAACCTTGCCCCCACGGGACAAGCCGGATACCGTCCCCGGGGGTGTCCTTGCCTTCTATCCAGCCGTCAACACCTATCCTCTGCATGGACGCCAGCAGGTCGTCAACCCTCCACCGGTCAAAAGCGATTCCTGCAATGTCATATTTGGCAGCCAAGGACCCTATCCTCTCGGCCACCCAGTCATAATTGATGGCCCGCCCGGGGGTGGTTTCAATGGCACCTTCAGCCCTCCATTTCGTGTATGGTACGTGGTCACGGTTTTCATGGTCTTGCAGGGTGTCTTGTGGTTTCCAAAAGATGGCTTTCACCATGTCGGGGGGTTCGTCCCTATCCGTCAACATCACCAAGGCGGTCAGGTCCGACTTCGCCGAAAGGTCAAGCCCCAAATAGACGCGCTCGCCTTCACGTATGCTATCGTTTTTCTTCAGCTTTTCCCATTCAGCCCGGGAGATAAGCGGGGATTTTGAATCAATCCGCTGATTCAAGTACAGGTTGCGAAAGGCCGGTTCAAAGGATGGCATTCGACGCGCCCGCTCCGCCGCTATCCGTATCTCGTCAAGGCTCCTGAAGTCACCAAGTGCGGGGTTTGCCAACGCCCACAATGCCTCGTCGCTAAGCGATCGCTCGTCGCGTTCAGTTTCGGGGACGGCGTAAAGGTGGCACACAAGGGAGGGGTCATCATTTGACAAGGCGTCATCGATAAGTTGGCTTAGGATGTGCTGGGGGTCGTTGCTCTGGGTCGAAATGATAATCATCAATGGCTCTTCCCGGGCACCCATCGACGTGTCAAAGGCGTCATACAATTCACGGTTGGGTGCTTGCGCCAGTTCGTCATAAATGACAACCGTCGGGTTGAAACCATATTTCGACCCGGCTTTTGCCGACACCGCCCGATAGACCGACATCGTGTCAAGGCCAATCATTGTTTTGGTGCTCTCTACTATTTTTACGGCATCGCACACATGAGGGGAAGCCAACGCCATCTGTACAGCGTACTTGAAAATAATGGCAGCCTGATCACGCTCGGTCGCGGCACTATAAATTTCCCCATTGTCGCACCTTTCGGGACCCACCAGATGACAAAGGGCAAGTGCGGCAGAGATTAAACTTTTTCCATTTTTCCGGCCCATTGACAGGATGGCCCGCTTGACGACTCGACGCCCCTTATCCTCTTTGCCGTAAACGTCGGCAATGAATTTCTTTTCAAACTCTCGTAATTTTAGGGTTTTGCCTTGTCCCTTGCCCGAGGGGACAACAAGGCTTTCCATGAATCTGAAAATCTTGTTGACCCTTGTGCTGTACTTCGCCATCAGCCAATCGCCCTTTTGTCCCCGAGGGGAGACTTGCTCTTCATCCTGTTTTGGTTTGCAAGGCCAATTTTGGCACGGGACTTCGGGGTAAGGCCCACCTCGATAGCAGCCGTCAATAGCTCCATTGCCGCCTTCTCTTTGACTCGCACCAGTTCAGACCGATAATAACGGCCCGACTCGTCGATCTCGGCAACCATATAAACCTCATTTCCATCCTTCTCTTTGACCCGTTTATCGACCGCAGCAGCAGCCCGCACCCATGCCGCGAACTTGCAGCAGTAAACGGCATAGGCCCCCGCGTCAGCATCGTTGAGTAACCCCGCCTTGTGCAGGACCCCGGCCAGCCGGTTCCACTCTTTCAAAGCAAGCCTGTCTTTCTTCACCGTGACCGGA